ATAAAACTATACTGCCCAATAGTTGGGGCTACTGAAGAACAAACCCTAGGAGATACTAATGGATACTGAAGTTACTTGCTTTGATACAAACTCAGCTACCTTTTCTGATAACAATAATTACAATACTTCTACTTATACCCATAGACCAGAAGGTATCCCTATGGTTCCCCATGCTGACTATTGTAAACCAGAGTATAAGACTAATGGGGCAGCTGGTGCTGATCTTAAGTCTATGCTTCACCTTACTCTAGCTCCGGGTGCTGGTCATATGATTTCGACCGGAGTATCCCTTGCTATTCCAGAGGGATTCGTGGGTCTTGTATTCCCACGATCTGGTCTGGCAACCAAGGGTGTTACACTTAAGAACTCTGTTGGTGTTATCGACTCTGATTATCGTGGTGAGATCCTAGTATCTCTGGTAAACAACTCTCTTGAGACTGTCGAAATCAACAAGGGTGATCGCATTGCACAGATTGTCTTCCTACCTGTTACTCAATTCCCATTCATCTCTGTCGATAAACTTCCAGAGACTACGAGGGGATCTGGTGGTTTTGGAAGTACAGGTTTATAAGAAACTAGCCGTTTAGGAAGGACAGATATGGATACATTTCAAAACTTTATTGCCATCTCTCGCTATAGCCGATGGATGGATTCAGCATCTCGCCGTGAAACTTGGGATGAAACCGTGGATCGTTGGTGGAATTACTTTACGACCAAGGTTCCTGCCCTAGCTTCACGACCAGATGTACGGGATGCAATTCTAAACCTTGAGGTTCTACCCTCAATGCGTGGGCTTATGACCGCAGGACCAGCTTTGGACCGCGATCATACTGCACTATACAATTGTTCCTATCTGGAGATCGACTCACCAAAGTCATTCTCCAATCTAATGTATATTCTTATGTGTGGTACTGGTGTTGGTTATACTGTTGAGCGTAGATGCACAGACAAGATGCCAACTGTTCCAACCATTCATAAGATGTTCGACAATGTTATGTTCGTAGAAGATAGCCGAGAAGGTTGGTGTGATTCACTCCACAACCTAATCGACAATCTCTATAAGGGTGTTCACCTAAAGTGGGACACTAGCAAGGTACGCAAGGCTGGAGAAAAGCTCAAGACTTTTGGTGGCAGGGCTAGTGGTCCTGCTCCACTTGAGGAAGTATTCCGCTTTGTTGTTCAGACATTCTACAAGGCTCAGGGACGAAGACTCACTCCGCTTGAGTGTCACGACATTTGCTGCAAGATTGCTCAGTCAGTTATTGTTGGTGGCGTTCGCCGCTCAGCAATGATTTCCCTAAGTGATCTCGCGGATCGTGAGATGGCAACATGCAAGAGTGGTGCTTGGTGGGAATCATCAGGACACCGCGCCCTAGCCAATAATTCCGCTGTGTACAATGGTCGCCCTTCAATGGGACAATTCCTAGAGGAGTGGACAGACCTGTACAATTCTCACAGCGGAGAGCGCGGTATCTGCAACCGTGATGCGATGAGAGCTATTGCAGCCAAGGCTGGTCGTGATGTCGATGTATATTATGGAACCAATCCTTGCTCTGAGATTATCCTCAGACCCAATCAGTTCTGCAACTTATCGACCGTTGTAGTCCGCGCTTCAGATACACCTGAGACACTAGCTAAAAAGATTGAGATGGCTACAATCATCGGAACAATCCAAAGCATGTTCACTCACTTCCCATATCTTTCCCGTGAGGATTCCTCATGGACAAAGAACTGCGAAGAAGAGAGACTGCTTGGTGTTTCAATGACAGGCATCTTTGACAACAAGCTAATGTCTGGCATTCTTGGTTACGGAAAGCTCAAGCATGTTCTTGAGAATCTCCGTGAGATTGCAATCAAGACCAACCTTGATTGGGCTAAGCAGTTGGGTGTCAACCCAAGCAAGTCAATCACTTGCATCAAGCCAGAAGGAACTACCTCATGCTTGGCTAACTCAGCCAGTGGTCTACACCCAAGATATGCCGAGCACTATTATCGTAGAGTTCGTATCGACAAGAAAGATCCTATTTATCAGCTAATGCGTGATGCTCAGGTTATGGTAGAAGACTGTGTGATGAATCCAGATTCAACAGCTGTCTTTACCTTTGCTCAGTCTGCTCCATCAGGTTCTCTTACACAAGATGAACTACAAGCAATCGACCACCTTAATCTGTGGCTTGCTTATCAGGAGCATTACTGTCAGCACAAGCCAAGCATCACCGTCAACTATTCCGATAGTGAGTTCATGCCAGTAGGACAGTGGGTATGGGAGAACTTTGACAAGATCTCTGGTATCTCTTTCCTGCCAAAGTCTGATCATGTATATGCTCAGGCTCCGTTTGAAGCAATCACCAAGGAAATATATGATGCATATGTAATGGCTCCTGTCGATTTCAATCACCTTTCATTCTATGAAAAGGCTGATACAACCACATCATCACATACAATGGCTTGCACCGCTGGTGCTTGCGAAATTGTTGATCTAACAAAGTGAGATAACTATGGTAACAAGTATTGATCAGGCAAAGTCCCGCCTAAATTTAGCTGCGGGTGTTGGTCCCAATGAGACTAAGTTAATGTTAAAGGATCTCTATAATGAGATTGAAAAGCTTCACAAAGTAATTGAGAATCTCAATAATGAAGTCCGAAAAATTTCCGAGAATAGACCCAGACCTAATAAAGATTCTGGAAGAACTGTATAAACCTCTGGCTTACGATCCTGATCTTGCACAAGATGAGTTCGTAAGAAAAGCTGCTTATAGGGCAGGACAGATAGAGGTTGTCAACAAACTCAAAGCTGTCCTCAAACAGCAACAAGGAGGTAAGTAATATGGGTGGATCACCTAAAATTCAAGGCGGTATGACCTTTACTGAACAGCAGAAACTACTGACAGAAGAAAGAGAATTTCAAAAACAACAGGAACTGGAAAGAAGACAGTATGCTGAAGAGCAAGAGGCTAAAAGAATTAAGAAAGAAGAAGAAGAACGAGCAAGAATTAAAGCAGAAGAAGATGCTCGTCTTGCCGAAATAGCCGCTGCTGAGACAAAAGCAGCTAAAGAAGCTGCTTATCTAGGACAGCAGGAAGCTGAATCAACAACCGCTACAGCTACTGGTGCTACAACCAAACTGTTCGACTTCTATTCAGCTCTTTATTCAGGTATGGGTAATCGCCCACAGTAAGGAGTCACTATGGAACAAACACTTGCTGAACGCTTTCAGCTTTTGGATTCCTCAAGGACATCCAAGCTGAGTCGTGCAAGGTTGTGTGCAGCTTTGACTGTCCCTTCTATCCTACCCCCAGAGGGATGGACAGAAGAGATGGCACTGCCTCAGCCCAATTCATCTGTTGGTGCAAGAGGAACAACTTCATTGGCAAGTCGTATGCTTTCAGCAATGATGCCTTTGAACGACACTCCATTCTTCAAATTCAGTTTGAGATCCGGTGTCGAACCAACAAGTGAAATTTCCCAATACTTGGAAACCATGAGCTATCAGGTTTTCCGAAAATTGGGATCAACTAACTTACGAGAAACAATCTACCAAGCCATTCAGAATCTAATCATCGTTGGTGATTGCATGGTACACGAAGAGGATGATTTCCAGTTTCGTGTTACCAGACTAGATCACTATGTTGTTCAGCGTTCTGTAGAAGGTGAAGTACGAGAAATCATTAATATCGAATATGATCTAAAAGATCCACAAGCACTGAGCAATGTCCATTACTCTATTCCCGATTCGGATAAGAAGGGTTACAAAAAGACATATTGCCAGTACATGAGAACGGAGGACGGACTATGGAGTTATCGCAAGGAAGACGCCGATGGTGTTCTACTAGCAGAAGGTGTCTACGAAGTCTGTCCGGTAACGGTCCTACGGTGGTATGGCATACCCGGAGAAAATTACGGGAGATCGCATTGCGAAGATATCCTAGGAGATCTAGCAAGTCTGGACGGATACACAAAGGCACTACTTGATGGCATGGCTGCATCCTCAGCATTCTGGATGGGACTAGATCCCGCTGGTATTACTGAGATTGATGATGTTGCTGATATGCCTAATGGTGCTTGGGTAGCCGCACGACAATCAGATGTCTTTACCATTTCTCCGTCACAAACAATGAACACACAAGTATCTGCTGCTCAGGTAGCAACCGATACAATGCGTAAAGAAATTGGTCAGGCATTCTTGATGTCATCTTCAGCCATCCCAAGTGGCGACCGTGTTACTGCTACTGCCGTTAGAATGATCGGCTCAGAACTTGAGACAGTCTTAGGTGGTGCATTTTCCGCAATCGCCAGAGATCTAATGGAACCGATTATTAGACGCACTGTATTCTTAATGATTGAGGCTGACGATCTAGACAAGCGAATGTATGAACAATTCTTTGACAGCGAGGGTTCCCTTTCTGTTGAAGTAGTTACTGGTCTACAGGCTCTTAGCCGCGATACAGATCTCCAAAAGCTTATGCAAATGGGTGAGATGGTTCGCAATCTACCAGAGCAAGCCGCAATGTCTTTCAAGTGGGATGAATATGCCCGTAGTCTCATTACTGCTCTTGGCTATGATGCTCGTAATTGGGTCAGATCGCCCGAAGAAATTCGTGAAGAGCAAATGCAAATGGATGCACAGAAAGCTCAACTAGCAATGCAACAGCAAGCTGGTAATGTAATGGCTAATACCGCTGGTAATGTGATGCAGCAAGCTGCTACACAAGATTTAGCAAATGGTGGACAAAACATTATGGGTCTGCTGCAGCAATCAGGACTAGGAGGCTAATATGGCTAAGAAAGTAAACAAGGCTAGCATGTCTTGTAATTCACCACGCAAGTCACCCAACCCAAATAAAAAGAAGGTTGTCAAAGCTTGTGCCAATGGTCAAGAAAAGATTATTCACTACGGAGCAACAGGCTATGGTCACAACTATAGTGCTGCTGCCCGTAAGTCTTTCCGTGCCAGACACAAGTGTGGCTCTGCCAAGAATAAACTAACTGCTCAGTATTGGGCTTGCAAGGATCTCTGGGCTGGTCCCGGTGGTTCCAAAGCAAGTTGCCCCAAGGGTAGAAAGTGCAAGAAGTAAATGCCTAAAGACGCATGCTATAAAAAAGTAATGTCCCGCTATAAAAAGCATTCTGCTTATGCTTCAGGTGCTATGGTTCAGTGCCGCAAAGTTGGTGCTGCTAAGTGGGGTAACAAATCCAAGAGGAAGAAGTAATGGCTAAGAAAAAAAAGAAAGCCGACTTTTCTCTTGAAAAGAAAAAAGGATTGCATGGCTGGTTCTCCCGCAACAATGGTAAGGGCTGGATCGACTGCAAGACAGGTAAACCATGCGGTCGTAAGAGCGCAGGGGAAAAAGGCAGGAGTTATCCTGCCTGTCGCCCAACCAAATCTATGTGTACCGCTAAAGGCGTTAAAGCCAAAAAGAGTGGTAAGCAAGTAAGGTGGGAATAATGCCATTCAAATCTCGTCAACAACAAAAGTTCATGTACGCTGTACATCCAAAAATAGCTGCCCGGTGGCAAAAAGAAACACCAAAGGGTAAGCTTCCTAAAAGGAAGAAGAAAAACAAATGATTCATACACACACAATGTCACAACTGAAGACAGTTCAAGAGCCAATGAAGCTCCTGTCTACAACTAATTTGACTGTTGTTGTACCTGCAACTAACTATACAACAAACGCACCACAGACAACACAACCTACTGCTGCTGGTTCTCAAATAATTATTCCAAATACAAGTCTAAATTATTTAAAGATTGTTCCAGTTGCTCAAACATCTACAACTTCACCACAGATTAAAGTAACTGGTTGGAATAAAGTAGTTGATGCAGCAGGAGCAACAATCTTTTGGGTTCCTCAGTGCTTATTTGCTTCTGGTGCTATGACTAAAAACACTACTGATACTATTACAGTAAATGGTACTGCATGTCATCGTATGGAAACTATTCCAAAAGCACAAGGCGATGGTAAAGTATTTAACGCAACCGGAACAAAAGACACCGCCTTTGTTCTTGTTGATACTTTAGGTTGCGAATTAATTGAGGTTGAGTTTATTGGCTCAGGTGGTGGTGTAGCCAACGCATTTTATGGAGTAGTCTAATGCATAGGTTTCGTTCATGGACTTTAGATCCTCCTGAGTGGAGAACGCAGCGTAATCGTTTGCTTCCCGCTGAAGGTGGCGATGGATCAACATTAAACCTTGATTTTATGCAAGGTACTTTTGATCAAACTATTAATTTTAGTAGGGGTAATTATGCTTATAGAGTTAATAGTGTTGGTCTATTAGATGTACCTGAGCATAATCTATTCTATAACACAGAATATACTGGAATTACAACAGGTACTAATTTACCAAACGGTTCCTATAATGGATGGCAAAAAATATTGACACCAGAAGGAACTTTAGTTGTAAATACTGATAACTCAGTTACAATATCTATAACTTCGTCGCAAAGGTGTGGATGGTGTCGTACAGCTTCAATACCTCACACAACAGCACAACTTGTTGTTGCTGTAGATATTATTGCTGATAATAATGCTACATGGAATGTATTTAATGTAGAAGACCTTTTTAGTGAAGGTAATGCAACACTTGTTGCTTTTTATGTAAATGGATCTTTGGTTGCAAATCCAAGTACAACCCTTATTACTGGTCCTTGTACTGTTGCTTGGGTATTTACTAAAGGAGCTGTTGGGTCAGTAACTCCCTTTTTTGGGCTTGGATGCAGAAGTGCAGGAAAAGCAGGAACACTTCGTTTCAAAAATCCCCGCTTCATGTATCGAAACAGTAGTGATACTTCTTTTAAGTATTTGGTAAATACTTCACTAGCTGCTGAATATCATACTCCACGCTTTGATTATAATCCTACTGTTGTAGGAACACTTCGTGGTCTTTTGATTGAGCCACAAGTTACTAATTTAGTACCATATAGTGAGAGATGTATTGGACCTGGTTGGAGCAATAGTGGAAACGCAACAACAGATACAGTAACAACAGTTGCTAATCCAGAAGGATTTTTATCTACTCAAAGAAATTATGCAGCAGCTGGTGGTACTTATCATAATACTGGTGTTGCTTATACTACAACGGCTAATAATCAAATTATAACTGTATCTTGTTGGTTTAAATCAAATGGATATACTAAAGCATATTTAGCTGACGGTAATAACGGACAGTTTATAGGTTTGTTTGATTTAGCTACTGGAATAGCCACTGTTGGTACTACTACAGCCACTGCTACAGCTAATAAAGTTTCTTGTAAAATGACGGAATATCCTAATGGATGGTGGCGATGTGAAGTTTCAGCCACTATTCCCACATCAGGAACAGTACTGAATTTTAATTATGGTGGATATCCAAATGCTGGAGCAACTGTAACAAATTGGGGTGTAACTTATTCAGGAACAGGAAACGCAAATGATGGTATCTATGTATATGGATATCAAGCTGAAACAAGTCCCTGTGCTACATCATTTATTAAAACAGGAAATGCTGGTGGCGGTGGAACACGAACCCCAGATATTGCTAGAATAATTAATATTACTTCGTGGTTTACTAGCGATAGAGACTTAACGGCTTTAGTTGATTTCATTCCTTATCCAAGACCAGCTACTGAATTTCCCAATCCTCTTTCTTTTAAAGATTCTAGTTCGCCATTTCATGGTTATGAAACATACTTGCAATTTCCAGCGTCAATAAATGGTTATACTTTAACAATTGCTTCAAAAATAACAGCAAGCACAAACACAGAAACCAATGCTACAACAGTTCAAAGAAACTTTGAACGCTATCGTTTTGGCTTTGCTGTTTCTAGTAGTAGTCATGTAAGATCTATTAATGGAGTAACTTGTACAACCGTTACACCGCCAAATGCTTTACCAGCATCTGGTATTATTGATGTCTTAGGTATTGGACAATCAGGATTAAATAGTTCATATTTTAGTGGATGGATTCGTCAAATTAAATATTGGCCTAGTTCTAAAATACAAGCAGATTTAAATGCTATTACTTCTCTTGAACCACCAACTCCAACTTTAGATTTTGATTTTAGATCTGGAGTAATGCCAAGCAACTTTACAATTATTAGATCAACTCATTCTACTTATACTAATAGTCTTGGTAATGTTGCTTTTATTCCATCTAATCTTGTTAGATATTCAACAGATTTAACACAAACTGCTTATTGGTTTCAAAACGCAAGTCCTATTGTAACAAATGTTACTCCTACAGTACCACCACCAATTTCCGGTTTTGCTGGTAAAGTAATAAGGTTAACAAGCAGTACAAATAATGCGCATATTGATAACAGTAATATTGCAGTAACTGCTGGTTTTACTTACACTGCTAGTATCTATGTAAAAAAAGCCGGAACTTTAAATAAGTTTCAGTTTCTGATGGGAAGCAGTTCCTTATGGACAGGTGGAAATCCATATATTAATTTTGATTTTAATAATCCATTTAGTAGTGCTACATCTACAAGTGTTATATCTTGGAATTATCAAGATGTTGGTGATGGTTGGTATAGATTAAATATGAGAGCTAAATGTACAACAAGTGGCAACAGTTCTATAAGACTTTATGCACACAATGGAACTGATTTTGCTGATGTTTATCTTTGGGGTGCTCAAATGGAAGCTGGCTTTGAACCAACACCATTAGTATTCACAACAACAACTGCTTATTATGCTCCACGATTTGAGTATAGTCAAACAAACATTGGTACTGTTCGTGGTCTACTAATGGAAGGTCAAGCGGTAAACACTGCTAGATATTCAGAAACACTAGTAACAACTGGTAATTATTGGGGTTACAATAATTGTAGTAGAGGAGTAGACTCAGATAAATTAACACCTCTTGGTGCTGATGGCTACCCCTATGGTGTAACTTTTGCTACAACAACAGCAGCAGCAGCTCCTGCAGTTTTACATATTTTTTCGGGTTTATCTACATCAGTGCCATACACTTACAGTGTTTGGGTGCGTGGTCGCTCAGTTACCGCAGCTGTATTTAGCATAGGCACACCAACTGCTCAAACTGTAACATCTAGAGTTATTTCTGGTCCCGGTACTTTTGATGCGTCTACTACATTCCCCCGTATTACAGGACTTTCTACAACAGAATGGACAAGAATAAGTATAACAACCACAGCAAACCTAGCAGCAGCTTCTGGTACTGTTTATAACTATATCAATGTTACTTCTGGTGGTACTATTGGAAATTCTATTGAACTATGGGGCGCACAATTTGAGTCTGGTACTGGTGCTTCTTCTTATATTCCAACCGGACAAAACCAAGTTACACGGGCTGGTGATGCATATCAATTAGCTTCAATTGCTTCTGCTAATTACAACACAAAAGCAGGAACTCTATTGGTTTCCTCAATATACAACAAACTGGCTACTTCATATAACACTACTGTTGGTTTTTCTATGGCTACTGATGCTCCTACATTTGAAACATTTAGTAATGGAACTAGTTTATTTACTGCTATTAGAGGAGATGCTTTAACTGCTGGTGGTTCTAATGAAGTAAGCCGACCTTTTTCTCTTTATGTAACAACAAAACAAGCAGCTACATTTAATACTGAAAATGATCCTATTGTTTCTGAGAATGTTAACAGCTCTTTTAATAGTAATAATAGAGGAGCGGTTAGTAGTGGAAATTCAAAAATCCCAACTAGATTTCTTTTAAACAGAGCTCCTGCATTATTTGTTGATAATAACCATCCTTCAGTTATTATTGAGTCTGTTAAGTATTGGCCTATTAGTTACTCAAACATTGAATTAGCTACATTAGTAGCAGGATAATATTATGGATTACATGTTAAGAACAAATACAAAAGAAGAGATGGATCAGGCATTACTTGCTGCTGGCTTAGTTACTGAAATGAATTTATATGGAACAGCTGAATTGTATTCTATTTCTGGCGTTTACATTGATCATATTGGTCCCACCAGTAAACCAGCGATTACCGAAGAGTTTGAAGGAGAGATCACTATTATTTCTCCCGGCTCTACTGATAATCGTTGGCACACTAATGTAAGAGTCTGTATCGAATTGACAGAAGAACAGATTGCTGCTCTTCCTCAGGTTGATCCTCCTCCCGCAATTCCATACCGAGTATTTGCGTAAAGGAAACAAATGGCAAAGAAAACATTCAAGTGCAACTGTGGTAAGACCACATCATGCACAGACAAAGATGCTATGAAAATGGTATACCCAAAGAAGAAAGGAAAGAAATGAAGAAACCAATGAAGAAGGCTGCTGCTAAGAAGCCAGCCAAGACCAAGAAGATGGCTAAGAAGTCATCTAAGATGTCATATTAATTTTCAACTCTAACGAAAGATATACACTATGAATGAAGAGACTCCCGATATGATGGAACAATCCTCCGAGACTCCAGTAGTATCACAGGAACAATCTCTTACATCGTCAGCAGAAGATGCTATTCTCGCCCGTGAGAAGGTTGCTTTTGACGCTTATGTAAGAAACCAAGGCATGACCGTTCCTGAGAACTTTAAGGATGCAGGAGCTTGGTTTGAAAGCCTTAAGAACGCTCAAAAGGAATATACCAAGTCACGGCAAGAAGTCGCTGATCTAAAGAAGAAGTACGAGCAGACACCCTCTACAGCAAACCCGGTCAAACAGGATGCTGCTCAGGAAGAAATTCCTGTCGTACCAGAAGTTCTTAAGATCCCCGAGAAGAAGGCAGAAGAAATCAAGGCTGAGACTCCAGCCGTTGCTACCGAAGATGATTGGAAGCAGTGGACTATTGAGTTCGCCACCAAAAATGATCTCTCTCCTGAGACTCTGGATAGCATCAAGAAGAAGACCAACTTGCCTGATTCCGTCATTAATGAATACATGATGGGACAAAAGGCTAAGCTTGAGGTCGCTTACACAAAAGCTGCTGAACTAATTGGAGGCAAGGATGAACTAGCCAAGATGTTTGATTGGGCTAGCAAGAATCTTACTCAGGCTGAGCAGGATTCAATCAACAACAACCTTGCTTCTCCCGCTTGGGATGTTGCTCTCTATGGTTTGCAAGCCAAGTATGCTAAGGCTACTGGCACAAGCAAGAAAGCAGAACCCAAGCCAACAGCAAAGGGACAAATCCCTATTGCTAGCACTCAGCAAGGAGTTGTCGCTTACCAAACTAAGCGGGAGTTTATGGCTGAGCGCAATAACGCAAAGTTCAATACTGATCCTAAGTACCGCAATTATGTGGAACAGCGGATGATGAGAACAGATTTTACAAAACTACCTAAATAATCCGCATACTGAGACAGCGGATTGACTGAGGATAACCTATGGGTAAATCCCCCGGAAGGTAATGGATGACCCTTGGTTATCCTCACTCAAACAAGTAGACTCCTTTAGGAATAATCGAACGATTGAGCGTACTTTTATTGTCTCAAAATTTTTAGTCTACTTACATAAGGAATTAATAATATGCCCGGAGATCCACTAGGAGCAGGAGATTTAGTACTACGAACAAGTGTTACCGCCGAACCATCAGGTGGTTCAGCAGGAGCTAACAAACTTTGGCTACCACTTTGGTCTGGCGAAGTAATCAACGCTTACGATCAATACAATATTTTTGAGAATGTCATTACAAATAAGACTCTTTCTGGCGGTTTCTCTTATGAGTTCCCCGTCACTGGTACTGTAGCTCTAAACGCTGCATGGGATGCTGGTGAAGAGCTTATTGGTGGTGATTCTTCAAGCACAACCTTTAAGGTCAATCTTGATAAGCGACCAATGGCTGCTCACTTTGAGACTGACAATGTTGACTTGCTCGTTACTCAGTGGGATTACCGTTCAGAACTAGCTCGTCAGGCTGGTCTAACTCTAGCCAACACCCGTGATCGACAGATTGCAATGGCCTTGCTTGCTGCTTGTGCTGTTCCAGTTCTTTCTTCAGATCCACGCGGTCTTGTAACAGCAAGTCTTCCAGTTCCCGGCGTAGTTGGAACAGGTGCTGCTTCAGCTGCTGCCGATCAGGAAGCTCTCAATATTCTCAAGGAAATTGAGAACTATCTTGTTCAGATGCAGGAAAATGATTTCCCTGTTAACAATGTTTACTGTGCAGTAACTCCAAAGGTTTTCCAAGTTATTCGCGCACTAGGTATTCCACGCACCGCAGCTACTGCTGGTGAGTTCCAGAGATATCCACTCTTTGGTGCTAGCGAAGAAGTTGGTGGTCTAGGCGCACCTCTCGCAGTTGGCATGAACATGCTCAGCGATTCTCTTGATTACATGGGTGTTAAGATTATCAAGACTAACCACCTTCCAAATACTGATGTCTCAGCAACAGCTGGTGCAGCTATTGGTGGTACTAAGTATAACCTAAACGCCAGCGGAATCAAGCTTCACGGTATTATTTTCCAGCCAGAAGCAGTTGCTGGTCTATCACTTATGGGTATGAAGGTTGACACCGTACAGGATGTTCGCCGTAATACTCAGTTCACTGTTGCCAGCATGATGAAGGGTACTGGTATCCTCCGTCCAGAGCTTTGCAAGGCTCTTGTCGGCGCAACTACAGCAGCTGATCTTGATACTCGCGCTGAGCTTTTCACTCTTCTCGACAACACAACTGTTGGTACAAATAACCTTACCAGTGGCTTCTTTGCTGAGTACAAGGTTACTACCTAATGATTGATTCACTCTCTACTTTCGGGTTTTGTTTTACAAACCGCGTCTGAAGAGGAGGTGATCTCATATCTACCCCCGGCTCCCTTAAGTGGGAGTCGGTGGGTTTTTTTCTCTAACAATAAGGAGGCTATATGGGCTACATTACACGACTGCAAGCAGTCAACCAAATGCTACTGGCTTCAGGTGAAAACCTAGTAGCTGACCTTGAGGGCAACTCAGGTATCGACACCGGAATTGCCGAAACTATTCTAGATCAAGTTAGCTTGGATTATCAGCTAAGAGGTCTAGCCAATAACAAGTTTACAAGAAAACTAAATGCTCAGACAGGAACTAAGTACATCTTGCTTCCTATGGCTGATGCAGATGAGGGCGATTTGATCAGTGCTGATCTTGTCTCTACTCATATCAACTCAGATGGTTATACTATTCGATCCCGTGTATACAACACAACCCCTCCAAGACTCTGGAACATCACTGATGACACAGATGTTTGGGAAGAGGGTATTGATTATTATGTAGAGATCGTCAAGTATATTCCTTGGGAGCAGCTAGATACCGCCACACAAAGAGCTATCATGGCTACTGCAATGCGTCAGTACCAGATCGTTACCCAAGGTGACGAAGGTTCAGATGCCTTCCTTGCTTTTCAAGAACAGAAACATGTCATGCGTGGTCGTGCTTCTGATGTCTA